CAGCGGCCCGGCCCGTGACGCCATATTCTGCAGGCTGCCCGACGCCGCATTGCTTGCCGCATCCAGCGCTTTCGCCCCGCCCGCCGCCTGTTGCGCCTTGCCGTCCAGCGCGTTCAGCTTGACGCCGGCCTGCTCCAGCACCTGCATGAATTCCCGCCCATCCGCAGTAAGGCGTAGCCGCGCAATCAGGTCGCTCATTTTCTCACACTCCGCGCAAAGTCTTCACCCCACGCAGCCAGCGCCGCGTTTTCCAGAATGCGCAGGCGCCCGAAATTATCCTTGTCCAGAGTAATGTTCATGATCCTCGCCACACTCTCCGCAGCCCCATAATCCAGCCCGGTTTTCTGAACCATCGAAACGCCCATCCCCGGTAAAACCGCTATGCGCCATTGGCTGCCCAGCGCGTTGAACAATATAAACGCCGCCACATTGTCGCTATGCACTTCGACATCATCGGGGCAGGCGGCCGTCCCGCGATATTTTTCCACCAGCGCGGCGGGCGCGCCAAAATATTCCAGATCATCCGCCACCTCGGCCCGGTCAATCACGATATCCTGACCGGGCGCGCGGCCCGTCGCCCAGGCGCGCGCGGCGGCTATCAGTTTTTTACAGCGCGCCCCATCAGGCAGTCATTATAGGCCTGATACACCGCCAGCCGGACGAAGTAGAAATTCAGCATCCGCGCGCGGTCCTCCGGGCTGAACGCCGCTTCGCCGCCGCCTGGGGCATCGACGCCCTCCCAGCCGGTCCAGACATTTTCCAGCACGTTTTGCGCCTGGCGCGCCGGGTCGGCGGCGATGATGCTTTCTATTTCATCCGCCCCCAGAATAATGAAATGCGCCGTCAGCTGCTGGCTGACAACGCCCCCGTCCGCTGGCACCGGCACCGTGACCGGCCATTTGACGCGCATCTCTTCATGCTCGCCCAGTAATCTGAATTTCACCGCCATCTGTCTGTCCTTTCGTTAGAAGAATTATTTGCGCGTAAACAATTACTTGCGCGTAAACAATTACTTGCGCGTAAATAATTATTTGATCGTGATCACGTAATCATCGTCGCCGGTGCCGGTTTTGGTTAAGCTGAGCTGCAATATCCAGCTTTCATGGCCCTCGATCTCGCCTTCATCGACGCCGGTAATCTGCGCCTTGGCGGCGTCGACCTGCACAATATTGCCCGCGCCCACACCGTGAACGATCTGCAGCGCCACCAGGGTGCGGGCCTGCATCAGCGCCACCGGATTGAAGGTGGCGATGCTCTTTTTCAGCGCCGTCAGCGTGGCCGTGGCCTTGCGGGCCTTCTGCGACACCGCCTCGAAATTCGGCATGTTGAGATAGGAAAAACTCTGCCCGAAGGTGAACGACAGGCTCTCCAGCTCCAGCGTCACGCCGTTCAGCGTGATGGTGGGCGTGTTGGCCTTGTCGACCGGCTGCGGCTCCTTGAAGGCGGTAAAGCTCGCCGCCGGATTGGCCACATCCACGGCGGCCACATACAGCCCTTCGCCGTTCACTTTGAACACCGGCACCGCGCCCCTGCCAAATTCCATGCCCAGGCTGCCGCGCCAGCCCAGCTTTTTATGATTGATGCCGCCCTTGTGGGCGTATTCCGTCAAGCTGTCGAAGCCGCTGCTCACCGGCTTGTACAGCACGCTCACAGCGGCGTTGATGGTTTCCGAATGCCCGCACGCCTTCAGCATATCCTTGTAGCCCGGCGCCGTGCCCGCAGCGCCCGCGCCCGCCGCCTCCACTTCATAGGAGCTGGCCACATGCAGCCCGGTGATCAGGGCCGGGTCCGCGCCATAGCTCGGCATGTCCAGATTGCGCTCGATCGCCTGGGCCATGGCCGGCGACTGCTTGTAATTGCGCGTCAGGATCGGCGTGGTCGGCACGATATCCACCCCATAGGTGGTTTCCTTGCCAATCAGGATGACCTTGTTTTCGGCGTAAATTCCCGACATTTATTTGTCCTCTGTTGCAGGGTAGGCAGGAAGGGTTGAGGACGCGGCGGGGGATGGCCCGCCGCGCCCCTTTTTCCCGCCGGGCGCTGCGATTGGCGGCGTCGCGGCCACAAGCGGAAACTCTGTTTCCGCGTTCGCGGAAAATGCCGGAAACTCTGTGGTGTTGCTTTCAGCGGGGCTTGCCGCGGCGAAGCCGGGAACCGGCGTAGACGGGTCCGGCTCAGGCGCATCGCGTGTCGGTTCTTCCACCAGCACTTCCTCGCCGTCTTCATTTATTTCATAACTGCCGCCACGTCCCATCACACTGCCTCCAGATAATAATCAAAACTGAATTCGATCCCGACCAGCAGATGCGATCCCGCCGACAGCCCGAGCGGGCGCGACCCCGTGAACCGGGTCCCCGCATTGGCTGCGGGATGTTTCCATCCGGTCAGCGCCAGGCGCACCTTCTGGCGCAAATCTTCCGACGCCGTCAGCGCGCTGTGCGCATTGGCCCCGGCCCCGGGAAACGCCAGAATGACCGAAAAACCGTACCGGACTTCTTGCCGGTGTATTTGCGATCCATACGGATTGTCCCCCGCCGTCTCGCCCAAAAACACCACGAACGCCGACAGCGCGCGCACCTGTTCGCTGGCCGACACCAGGCTTTCGACGCCATTCACCCGGCCGTGCAATTCCGCGATCTGCGCATCCAGGCGTTCAATAATGGCCGTGATCACGCAAGACCCCCCGCCGTTTTCAGATAGGTATCCACAATCGCGCCGATCTCAACCGGGTCCGCCTGTGACATCCCCAGATAGGGCCGCGCCGGAAGGGTGACCTGGTCCATCGACCGGTACCCGCCGCCAATTTTGAAAATCAGTTTGCCGCCCGCCTTGGCGCGGATGGTGGCGCCGAACTGCTGCACGGCCGCATAAATCACATTGCTGCCTACTTCCACGAAATTGTTCCCCGCCCGGTGCGTGATGGAATCCCACAGATGCCGGCTCTTCATGAGGGTTTTGCCGCCTTCTTCCCTGGCGCGCCAGGACGGCAGCCAGGCCCGGCCATCGGGGGCCTGTCCGGTCTCGAAGCGGTGTTTGGTTTCATTGCGCAAATAATTGCCGATCAGGTCCATCAGCGGCGTCAGGTTCGCGCCCGCCTTGATCAGGCCGTTCAATGCCGCTTGCGCCGCTTTGGTGTCCAGCTCGAAATGCAGTTTAACGCCGCTCAAATCATATCCCCCAGCGCATCGGAACTGAACACCCGGCCGGGCGCGCTGAATGCGGGTCCCGCAATCGCCGGGCTTGGCGCCGAAACGGCGGTGACGCCAGCACTTTGCAGAATGAATTTCCCCGCCTGAATGTCTTTCAGCCTCGCCAAGGCCTCAACATAGGCGTCCTTGACCTTGTCGGGCGCGCCGTCCCGGTGCAATTTATAACGCGCAATGTCGCACGCCATGCTCACAATGACGCCCGGCACCGGCGCCAGCGGCAAGGCGTAGCGTGTCGCCACATAGCCATCGATCACCTCATCGGCCGCCGCAAGCTGCGCCGCGATCTGCGCAGCGTCCGCAAACCCCGATCCGCTGGCGTCGGTCAGCAGCACCAGCTCGTTCAGCCCAAACCGCGTCTCCATATGTATCTGCGTGGCGTAGGTCATTTGAATTTCACGTCGTTAAAAACCGCCCACAGGCCAAACAGCAGGCCGCCAAGCGCAATCGCCGCGCCCGCCAGCATCCACAAAATCGGCCCCAGCACACTCATCATCTGTCCCCCATAGCCGGAGGCGAAGGGGGAGGCGCGGCGCCGCTCATTTTTTGCCGTCCCGTTTTTTCGCCGGCGCGGTTTCGGGTTCCGCGTCCGGCGCGGTTTCGGGTTACGCGTCCGGCGAAGCATGGGCCGCGCCACAAGCGATCAGCGTCTGCGCCATGTCCGGCTGCACGTCGGCAGTGCCGCCGGCCTCATAATGCATGTTGTCATGCATGACGGGCCGGGTGAATTTCAGCCTCACACGGTCATCCATCACGCCACCGCATTTTCGATGAAATACGCCGCCTGGTTGGCGACGATCAGTTCCTTGACGCTTTCGCCGTTGCGCACCTGCACCGCACCCTTGAGGCCGATCTTGGGGTCGAACGCCTCCCAGGCGATCTTGCCGCCGAATTCGGCTGTAAGGCCAAAGGTCAGCCCGCCTTGCGTGTCGGCCACCAGATTGCGATAAAACAAAAGCGCGTGCTTGCCCCAGATGCGGGCAATAACGGCGGTCTGCCCCTTCACGGCGGTGTTCATCTGGCCTTCGCCGACCAGCACTTCTTCCAGCTCGAACATGTCGGCGATGGCCTGGCGCGCCGCCACGCCCTTGTCGCCAGAACTGCGGTTGACCGCCTTCAGAATGTCGGCGTGCTGCGCCAGCTTGGTATAGGCGGCGCGCCCGATCACCATCACATTGGGGCGCATCAGGCAGGCGTCGATGCCGGTCATGATATTGGCGATAGGCGTGCTGGCGGCGTCCGACCATTGCGACGTGCCCGACAGCGTCACCTTGTTGGCTGCGGGATAATTCGCCGCTGTGAACACCAGATCGGCGACGCGCTTTTCGCGGTTGATCTGGATATAATCCTCGATCTGCACCACGGCGCGCGCCTTGGGGTCATATTTGCCGTTGGCGTTATCAATGTCGGCCTGCGGAATATAATCGTCCAGCCCGTGATCCTCGGTGCTGGCAGTGGTTTCCGTGGCGTACAGATCGACCTGGTTGGGCATGCTCTTGCGCCCCACCGCGTCGTTGGGGATGGCCAGCGTTTCCGCCAGCGGCCAGGTGTTGTATTTGAACGTCTGCAGGCCGACCGGCACGCGCGGCAGCACCCGGTCCGCAATGCCCATCGGGTTTTTATAGGCGACCGCGACCGCAATCAGTTCGGGGCTAAGGGGGTGGGGGGCTAAAGCCATGTTATTCGCTCCTGTTCATAAAATTTCAGATCATCCCTGCATGACGCAGGGCGACAAAAGGATAGCCGCGACATCGCCCACCACCGCCGAGACAAGCGCAAATCCGACGATGCGGTTGTTGACGCCCGCGCCCGGCGCTGCGGCCACGGCGCGGCCGGTG